ATGATTGGCAAGACGGGAGTGTTCGGGCCAAGCGTCTGCAACAAACCAATAAACTGCTGTTGCTCGTACTCTCTAGCAATAATGCCAAGAGTAGCCGTAGGAATGAAGTTCATGTCCACAGAAGGATAACGCTCTGGGTCAAACTGCATGAACCTAAACGCCGCTTTCTTGATAAACGGAACTAGGAAATCTTCTTGGAAGTTAACCAATGTGCGCTTGTACTTCTTAATGATAGAAGCGACAGCCATTGACATACCGCCTTGACCACCATCACGGGCTACATTGCTGATCATGCCTTGGGAATCAAGAGTTCCCGTTGCTTGTAACAACATACGCTCAAAGTCTCTTGCCGTAGCCAAGTTGTTGGGGTCAGTTTGACCAAACTTGAAGGGCATCAAAATCTCTGAAGGTGAGCCATTGGTAAGGATTGCCTTGCCAGGCTTTATCTCAAACTTCATGCCCCTTGGCAAACGAGTCGCATCCATCGCAACCATTGGGCTAGTTGTCAGGGCAAGAGAGTCTAGGTGGCTACGAGTCTGAGCATCAATAGCCTTTTGCATATTGAACGCTTTTTCTACTGTGCCACGACCCAATAAGCGGTTCGGTACTGTGTCATCCTGATAGGACAAGACAGGGCGATCCTTCATCATGTATGGGTTTTCTTCTGCTTTGAGCAGTTGACCATCATTAGCAATCACAACAATGGCTTCCACCATATCTGTGTAGTCATCTGCCGCAGAATTCTCTGGAAATAACTCTACTATGTCTTTGTTTTCATTGAGATTATTCAAGTATTCCCGTGGAACTAAGCCGTAGTAGGTCAACAACAAGACTTTCTCATCTTGGTATTGGCTAACTTCTTGGGTAGGCTCTAGGTCTGTGTCTTCACCAGTAGTGGTAATGTCTACCTTGCGGTATATACCCTTCTCTATGCCTTGGACAATCTTGTGGATAGAGACATATTTCTCGATAGCCACGCCCATACAGTCATTTACGCTTGTGCCGTTAGGGTCAAACAAGAAGTTCTTTGGGTTTACAGGAGAAATCTTGACAGCAATTCTGTCTTTCTCTAAAACTCCGATAGCCGCTTGTCCGACTTGGCCTGGGATCATCTGAGTGGAAGGGATGTATTCCGTCTCAGTCATCACAACAATCTCGCCAATGCCTGTGCCGTATATTTCAGCCATCAACTCGATTTGGTCGATTGCTTTGCGGATTTTGTCTTTCTTGAAGTCTTCCATCAGTTGAGCCTTGATTAACTCAACATCTATGGGATTACCGCCTATATCTTGTAGGTCATCTTTAATATCAAAGAAGTCTCCTTGACCAAAGATTGCTTCCATGATCTCAGCATGGCGAGTCTCTACGGCTTGTTGGGTAGCGGGGGTAACGATTCGTGAACGCTCAGACTCACGGGTCTTGTCTTCAGAAGCCCATTGACCACGGAAGATGCGTTCGTACTCTAGCCAATCAGGGAGGAAGTTAACATCTCGGTAGTCACGCCACCGATTGCAGTGGTCTACAACAAATCCAACAAGTTCTTTGTCGGCCTCAGTTGGCTCGTCAAACTCATTTTGTTCCATACCGACTTGTTTATCTGTTGCCATATATTTACCTTATAGTATCAGCAAATGGGTCTTTATACGCTGGATTTTCAGGTATAGCCATACGAGGATTATCTACGACTTTTGCAACTTCAGGTCTAAAAATACCAAGTTGATCTCCAGCAACTGTTCCCATGTATTCTTGTTTAAAAGCCTTTTCAGCAAACTTTGGAGAAAAGTAAAGCCCATCAATGCCTTTTTTTAGCAAGTCTTGAGTTGCTTTGTTTGCTTTTTCATATTGACTTTCAAAATTAACAAATTCAGCATAGCCTTCTTTTTGATAATTTAACCAATCCTCTAGAGACATCCCATATCTTTGTGCGGCATCAGAAATTGTTTTTACAGTTGGGTCTGCTCTTTTAAAGTCATTTAATCTATTTGTTAAATAGTCTTCAAATGTACCTTGCCTGACTTGTTCGGCTTCTTTTCTTGCTCCCAAATTGTCTGCCCAAAGAGCATCACGCAACTCTTTGCCATCTTTGTACCCAACAGATTTTGCTATCTTGTCAAATTGTGCGGGAGAATCAATGACTTTTACATTTGCGTCTTTTGATAAACGCATGGAAACTTGATCTTTGTAAGACATAGCCCTACCTGCTTCTGCTTTTGCAGGATCAAGCCACCAACTTCCTTCTGGTGCAAAGTAAACAGTATTTGGCCCTAATTCCGAATACTCATAGGTACGTTTTCCAGCATTAGGATTAAACTGTCCTGACTGACGAATTGCTTGTGCGCCTTCTTTAGATGTTCCGTGATACCACTCAAGTGGCAAAGGAGTTGAACGCATCTCGTTAATTATTGCTGGTACTGCTTTTACGCCCCTAGCAATTCCCGCTACTACGGGCGCAATTTGTAAAGCATTGCCTGTTTGGTATCCATAGTAAGCCGCATCTTTAGCCGCTTGTGCATTAGGATTTAACACACTCATACCTAATTGATCAGGTGGTGTTCCCAATAATCCACTTACAAACCCATAGGTTCTTGGGTCAGGCAATGTATTTACATCTCTTTGTTGGGCTAGTTCTCTGGCACGAACACCTTGTCTGGCAATATTGGGGTTGCCAAAGTATGCGCCTCCACCACCAAACAATCCATCTGCCATTTAAACCCCGCTAATTATGTCCACAGGCTCCCACTCGTCATCTTGGTCATCAACAAAGTATGAGGTAACAGCCATTTGATCTATATATGAGAGAGCATCTGGCAAATCATCATGCACTCCGATGGCGGGAAACAAAAGAAGTTGATCTTTAAATTCATCCCAATCCTCTTCAGAGTTAAGCACAATCCTTCCATGCTCAAACCGCCCTTGGAGACTCCAGATAATTCTGTCAGCCTTTTTCCTGTTGCCATGCGTTAAGTCAACTATATGCGAATATACATTATTTTTACGCATTAGGTCAGATAAATATGGTAAAACTGCGTTTTTAAGCGCACCTTTCTCAATTCCAACAGCCAAAGGTCGGTATTCCCGCATCTTCAACAGGATAGTTGCCGCAGTCTCACGGATGTCCCAACGCCCAAAGACAATCTCTTTGACAAACCATTTGCCATCATCCGTTACCTTGACCACAGCAATAGCAGTCTGGTCTAGCCTTTTCTTAGAGTTAGCCGCTTGTTTGGCAACTTCCTCGAATCCTGCTAAGTCACAGGCTATGTAGTAACTACCGAATTCAGGCTCAACCCCGTATTTAATCCATTCTTCCTTGAAGATGTCGCTACCAGCATTGGTAAAGGATGCCATGTATTCTTGCTTAAAAGCAAAGGAAGACAGGGTTTTCTTGGCTGACTCAATCTCAGTAGGGTCAATCAGGGGGTTGTCTTTTGTGGTGAAGTGCCAAGATTTCCAATCCTTATCCTCTTCGCTTTCGCCCAATCGAAAGAGATCGTAAAACCAGTTTCTTCCTTTGGGAGTTCCGATAAACATGGCTCTTCCTTTTCTATCGGAGAGAGAGGCTCGGATAACTTGTTCCCACGCTTCGGGCTTAATGTCCGCAACTTCGTCAAGGACGGCGTAGGTGAGGGAGACTCCACGGAGGGTATCGGGTCTATCAGCACCTCGGACGTAGATGGTTGCTCCGTTGATGGTGGTGATGTCTTGGTTGTTGATGTGGGCATTTTGTATAACTTCCCTTCCTAAATCCATTAGAACTTGCCAAATAATCTGTCTAGCCTGACCATTGGTAGGCGCAACATAAAGCACCGCAGAACCCGCAGGGCATTTCAATGCTTCAATAAGTAGGGTGACTGCCGCCATACGGGACTTACCACACCTACGACCAGCCGCAATTACCTTAAACCTAGTCTTATCTTTGAAGACTTCTTCTTGCCAAGGCAGTAGGGAGAAGTTCAGATCACTCATTCTTAGCCTCTATGTCTTCAGCATCTATGGTTTCAGGGGTATGTGAAATCTCGCCTATTCCAGTAATGTTGATGGTTACAGCACTACGGGTTTTGCCTTCCTTCTCAAACATTGAGACAGGCAACATTCTGTCCATGCACAACTTAATAGCGGCTAGTTGGGCAGGGTGTTCATCATTCATGGCAATCTCTACCGCTTTGTGGACTACTCTAGAACCTGCGCTGTTTATCAGGAGATTCTTTAATTCTTTGAGTTGAGCAGTCTCAGTCTTGGGT